AGCGACCTCGGCAGATAGTGTATGGATTCACTGCACGTAAGGTGAGATGTTGGTTTATCGAAAGGCTGGACACTACTTAGGGTTGACTTGTGTATTTAGTTATACTTCGTCTTCCTCCAGCACAGCGTCATCCTAATCAGGCTTCGGTCTGGTACTTCGACTTGCCTAGTTGAAGAAAGCCTATCTGGCGGTAGGCTGTTTTACGGATACTACGTTCATACGCGGCGTAGTACGTTGACGAGTCGCTATGTAAAAATAGCAAAAGACCAGCCCGTTCAACCGGGATGCTGTATTTAAGGGCCAACTACGAGAGTGGTACAAGTGCAGTAGTTCTACGAAGGTGTGATCGCTACCTAAGCATCAATTGGCCTTTGAGCCATGTAGTACAGGCTGGTGGTATTCCAGCACTTATTACCGACGGGTAATATTTAGTCTCCTGTAAAGGCACTCCCCAGACGGTAGGGTATTAAGTCGTGCTTCGGTACGCAAACGGTGGAGAGAGCAGGAGCGTTGTCCTGTTGATTGGGAGCACGGTAGTGTGGCGACCCAATACTTATTCTTGGCGAGTAGCACAGCGGTAGTTGCAAAGAGCTGTTAACTCTTAGGTCATACGTTCGAATCGTATCTCGCCAGCCAAATACGCTCTGTTTGCTGGAAGGTCAAGCAGTTCCCTTGTAAGGAACAGATGAGTGTTCGATTCACTCACAGAGCACCACATTCCCTCACATTACAACAAATAACAATTCCATCAGGGGAATGCAATGCAAGTAGTAAGTATCCCAAGTCCTTTCACATACACCAATCTTTATACGCTTTCTGACTTTGATACTGGTACAAGTCTTATTGTCACCAATAATACATCTTCTCCTGCATATCTAGTTCAAGCATCTCTTCCTCCTTTAGCAGACAGTGACCAGTATCCCTTACTCTCTGGTCAGACAGTGCTGGTACACGCAACAAGTGATCCTATCTGGATTCGTGGTGGTACTGGCCCTGTTTTGGTTCAGAAGGTTACAGAGACAATCACACCATTTACCGGTGTAGACCTTCCTCATGATATCTATACAAGTCCTAATGAGTTATATCGTAGGGTTAAAGTAGACACAGGACAGACATCCTTCCATAGTGGCCGAGAAGCTCGCACATTCTATGAATTCTCGATAGCATCGGGCGCTAGTGTTTACGTCCAAGCTAACGTGGCAATTGACACGATTCTGTATGATGTAAGTTGTGTAGTAGATGCAGGCAGTATTCGCCTATCCACTTATGCAGGTTCTACAGGTACTGGTACTTATGCAACTCCTCTACCGATTCTTCCAAAGAATGCAATGACTCTTCGTGAGACACCATTCTACACGTTCCAGAATACCTTGTTCACAGGTGGTACAGGAGTTACTGGAGGTGTAGTTATTGATAGAGTTAGGGTTGTGGCAACTAACGCAACAGCACAACAATCTTCTGTTGGTAGTAAGTCGTTTGATCAACGTGGTGTTGGTGTAGGAACTTACTACTGGCGTCTTGAAAACTTTGGTTCAGGTACAGCAACTGGCGTGTTTTCTGGTTGGTGGGCTGAACTTGTAAACCTCGGAGCTGGTTAATGGCACTTCTATTCTTGCTACAAACTATCTTTCGTAAGTACAACCGTTAGGTTTAGTCACGTTAAAGATTTCTCCTAGGCGAGCATGTCGTCTGAAGCACGTTGCTTACCTCGCGTGTTTCTCCTCCTACTTCTGATGCCCGGAAGTACATGCAGGGCTACTAAATTCTAAAGTTGCAAATCAATGTAGATGAACGGGATTGCAAGCCCGCCAGATGCTCATTCATCTGGCTAGTCTACACCTATTAAGCCTAATGAGAGGTAATTATGAACTACAAAAAGATATATGATCAGTTGGTTGAGAAGTGTAAAGTAAGGGGCTTGAATAAGTCAGCTCTTGAGGGTTATCATGAATCTCACCATATTATACCTAGATGTCTAGGTGGTGGTAATTCAAAAGATAACCTTGTCCTGTTCACGGCTAGAGAGCACTTCATTGCACACTGGTTACTGTGGAAAACACATCCGGAGTCTACCGCACTAATGCGGGCGTTTTGGTTAATGAGTCATACTCGGGACACTGTAAGGTCTTCAAAAATATACGCAAAACTGAAACAAGAGTACTCCAAAAGTGCAAAAGTTAAGATGACTGAAATGCGTAGCAATACAGACCTAAGTAAAGATAAATCTAGCATGTTTAAAAATCTTGTTGGTATGTCTAATAACCAACTTACAGTCATTGAATTCTCTCACTGGGAAGCTGATAGTAGTAAAAAGCAGAGTGTCTCTTTCTGGAAGCTTTTGTGTGTTTGTGGGAATACCGTAGTAAAACGAGGAACAAGCTTTACTAATGGTAAAGTTAAATCTTGCGGGTGTCAGCCTAACCCGAGCCGGTCAATGTTACCATGGTTGAAATATAGTCCAGACGCCCTTGCGCACAAACACAAGTGGACCTCGGCAGATATATACTATGATGCGTGGGTGTTGTGTGGAAAACCTACTAAATCTAGGTTCTTGACTTCCTACAATAAGCTCAATCTGACAAATCTACCGGGACATTATTTCAACAGTCTCGTGGATAAGTTTAAAGACGGTTGGATTCCGGCAGAAGATCAGCAGTGGCTGGAATACAAGGGAAACTCTAAAGATGAGTGAAATTATTGTTGCTCCGCAGTCACCCTTCCAAGAAAAATACTTGCAAAGTGACGCAAGAATCTTGGTTGCGGGTGGCGCAGCAGGATCGTTGACTTAGGCGATCTTTAAACTTGTTGAACTCGGGGAACATCCTAACGTAAAGACGAGGGCAATCCCGAGCCAAGCCTAGAAATAGGAAGGTGTAACGACCATCGAAATGCGGTTGCTAAGAGCAGTCATAGAGGCTGCCACCGAACAGAGTAGAGTACACTCAAGCGAGTGGAAGCGGCAAGCTCACCTTTACAGGTGTGATGATATGGTCTGCTCTATATGGAAACATATAGCTGCACATAATGGTGCGGAGATAGGACTAGCGAACTATCTTGAACATTTTTGCTAAAAGTCACGTAGGTTTAATGCGCCATTTGCGCTGGATGGATGACCCACTTTATCGTGGTTTCTGTATCCGTAAAAACTCTACAGCTATCATGAAAAGCGGTGGTCTTTTTGACGCCGCTGTTCACCTCTACTCTCAAGTAGATGATATTAAAATTAAAATGAAAGACCAGCGCATCGTGTTTTCTTCAGGAAGCTCGGTATCCTTTTCTCACTATGAGAACGATAAAGCTGGTCAGCTCTACCATGGCCTTGAACTCTCAAACGTATTTTATGATGAGTGTACTCATGCCTCTGAAAGTCATATTTGGTGGCTAGTTTCTCGTCTACGGACAAAGGCAAATCTTGACCCTTCGATTTGGTTAAGTTGTAACCCTGATCCAGATTCATTTTTATTTGATTGGGTCAAGTGGTGGCTTTACCCGGAAGGGCATGAAAAATATGGCCTACCTGACCCCGAAAAGAATGGGATCACTCGTTGGATTCTTCGTAGAGAAGGTGTGATATTCTGGGGAGACTCTAAGGAGGAAATGATTGTTAGATATGGTAATCCTAATCTACCAATTGACCACCCTAAGCAAGTTAAGCCCCTTAGTTTCCAAGTGATTCTAGGCACCATCTACGATAATCCGTGGCTCATTGAAAATCAACCCGAATACTTGGGTTCGCTTGAGGCGATGCCGGATGTAGAACGTCGCAGACTTTTACTTGGCGATTGGACTGCCAGAGAACAGTCAAGTACGCACTTTCTGCGTAGCTGGTGTAGAGAAGAAATTCAAGAGCCGCCTAAGAGTGAGATTGTTAAAACTGTCAGGGCTTATGACCTTGCGTCCACACTCAAAAGTGATGCTAATCCATCCCCAGACTACACTGCAACTTGCAAAGTTTCTAAGTTGAAGAGTGGGGAATACTTCGTACATGATGTACAAAAGACTCGTATTCGTTTTGGTGACTGGAAACAGTTCATCCTAGATAACGCTATCAGGGACGGATATGATGTGGATATAGTTCTCCCACTCGATCCTGGGGCAGCAGCCAAAGCCGCAACAGGTATGCTTTCAAGAGAAATCTCTGAAGAGGGGTTTAGAGTAAGGACGTTACAGACTACAAAAAGTAAGCTTGATCGCTTTCGTCCAGTATCCAGTTTAGCACAAAATGGCCACATAGTTTTCTTAAAGAATTGTGGTACTGACCACGAGAATAAAATTCTAAACGATAATAACTTTGTATATAAAGAATTGGAAGCTTTTACTGGTCTTCGTAAGTCCGGCGAATCGGGTCACGAGGACATTGTTGACGCCTTGGCTGATACCGTAGCAATTCTTGCTCAGAAAATACAAATCCCCAACTACATGTCTGGTCTTAAATCAACAGACAACCTCCTTAAAACTAACAACCCATTCGCATAGGAAGAGATATGGCGGAAGAAACAGAAGACCTTACCCCTTCTCTAACTAAAGGGGAAGATAGTACAATCCCCAGAATGCGTCTTAGTCAAGTGTCTTACAACGGCTTGAACGTATTCTCTGGGAACATTTTTGAAGAGTGCGCACACGAACTTCGTTGGCCACATTGCATGAAAACCTACAAGGACATGGCAAAGGATGCAACTATTGCTCCTGCACTAAATCTTGTAGAAATGGCTATTGCTCGTGTTCCTTGGCATATTCGTGTACCAGAAGGTTATGAAGACCAACTCAAAGATAAAGCTGCTTTTATCAAGCAGTGTATCAATGATATGGATCATAGTTGGGGTAGCTTCATACGTCAAGTGGTAAGCTTTAACCGCTATGGTTTTGCCGCCCATGAGAAAGTGTATCGTAAGCGCTATAAGAAGAATGGTAGTAAGTATAATGATGGTCTTGTAGGTATT